TGCATCTTCCGGAAGTGGGAGACCTTCCTCGTCCTCAGATTCTGAAGCCATCTGCACGATGGTGAGGATGTCCATCAGCTCGGAGAGACGTTGGTCCTCCATGTTGCCGACGATGAGACCTGGGTCGATCCCCAGCGTCTGAGCAATGCGCCCCATGACGATGTCGAGTCGTAGATCTGGCATGACTTGCAGACCCTGCAGACCCAGCTGCCACATCGTCATCCATGGCTGCAGCTTCTCTTGGATGCTGAGCTTCCTGAAGCTGTCGATGTCAATCTCGATCTCTGGGATGTCATCGAGGTCAGTGCTGTCCGTAGTGTCGAAGTCAATCGCACCAGTGTCACCAGCAATGCGGATGAGTTGATCCTTGCTCAGTGTGCGTTGCAGCATGTGCCCGAGCTGTTCCAAGTCCTCGATCAAGAACTTCTTCATGACTGTGACAGTGTCCTCGTCCATCGTCTGCTGAGCTTCCTCGACGATGTTCGCTTCTGTCGCTGTGCGCGCATTCATCTGCCCAGCACGATTCTTTGAACTCGAACCCGTTCTGTCGATGAGCCCCTCCACGATCCCGAGCAACTGATACATGTCAGCAGAGATCATAGACTGCGGTAGGTTTGCGATTGCGTCAGGCTCAGTCACCTCGATGTATTGCAGTGACTTGCCATCCCTGAGCTGCCTCATGGCCTTCTTGGGATGCTTCAGTGCAGCAGTGTTCACTGTCCGCACATTGTTGAGGTTGTCGAGGTGGTTGACAAACTTCGAGATCGTCCAGTTGAACACCTTCCGCAGATCCTCTGTCACCTTCAAGCTACTGAGCGGGAGGCTGTCGGGGATGCTGTTGAACTCCACCTTGCGGATGGGCCAACCTGGGAACTTGTCACCGACGAACTCCTTCCAGTCCTTCGGCTGCATGATGGGCACTGGGTAACCTTCCATCAACACCACGAGCTGCCGGTAGAGGTTGAAGCCGACCAGCTGGTAGACCCACACCTCGTAGATGGTAGCCATCTCTTCGCCAGTGTTCCGTGCTTGCCCACCTGTGTGCTCAATGGCGAGGAGGTCATCGAGCTTGGCACGCACCTCATCCTGGTAATCCGAGGGCACCTTCTCCTTCGAGCCGAGCACTTTGTTCTTGTTGATGCGCTTCTCATCGATGTTGTAGCGATCGTCAGCTAGGAGTTCTTCGAGAGGACGGAGCAGCTTGATCGCGATAGCCCGTGCCTCATCCGGATCACGTCCACGTGCCTGAGCGTCAACAATGACCGAGATGGGTGGGACTCGAATAGATACAGGCAGTCCTTTGCCAGACCACTTTGCTGGGCCACGAGGGACCTCTGATAGTTTTTGCCCGGATGATTGTGCTTGTCCATTCTCTTCCTCTCGTGGACTGAAGACCCACTTGGCCCAGCCCTCTCCGTAGACCCACGCATCATCAACCTGCATGCGCTTCTGCTTGGCGTAGTCGATGAGCGGCATGGTCCCGTTGAAGATGCCGTCCCAGAGTTGCTCCTTGCCCATATGCATGGGGTTCTTTGGTCGCGTGCGGACATTCGGCTCCTTGAAGAAGATGAATGGCACTGCCGACTTGAAGCTGGCAAATGCAAGGTTCACGGTGACACGGTTCTCGGAGACTTTGCTCCCACCGTCTGGCCACTGATGCCCCTCCAGTTCCCGCTTGGAGTCGATCATGCTTTGGAAGAACGCTGCATCTGCTTTCTCCCATGCTTTGATCATGATCAAGAGCTTGCTGGTCATGTCCTCGTTGAGCGTCTCAACGGGATTCTTCACTAGTTTGAGCGTCATATTGCAAACCCGTTCCCTACGAGAGCAGCACCCTCGTCTTCGTCGTCACCGTCCCAAGCACCAAAGAGCTGGTCGAAAATCACAGCAGCAGAATCGCCTGGAGGCTCCTCGTCGTCAAGCTCCTCTACCTCGAAAGAGCATTCGTAGGCTGACTGCAGAGCATCGAGGCAGTCGTCATAGGCCGAACTTTTGCCCGTGTATTCAACCATTTCAAGGATCATGTGGTCCTTGCCGGTCATGCCTTCGATGATGAAAAAGTCTCCTCGCTCGACCACAGGCTGGAGCTGGAGGATGCGGCGGAACTTGGCTGAGGTCCTGTAGCACTCCTTCCACGGGATCATCGCGCCACGATCGCGGGACACCTTCTTCCAGTATTTGTAGATCGACTTCTGGAAGGCATTCGTCTCGACAGCGACACGGATCGGGTTGTATTTCTTGCAGAGATCGATGAGCAGATCAACGAACTCCAACGTGAAGATCTTGCCCCTGATCACTTCCTCGACGAACACCCGACCAGTCTCGTCAACAGCAATCACCACGATGGCAGAGTAGTCACCCTTCTTGGTGTCCTCATCTGCGAGGTCAGTGCCGATGAAGTATTGGACATTCTTCGGCACCTCCCACGGGTAGATCTCTTGGAGCTGATCTCTCTTGAAGATCGCAGACTCGTCAGGCAGTGGGTTGTTCTCGTATTGGCACGAGTAGATGTAGCTGCCGATGTCATCCTTGATCTCGGCAAGATCGCTCAGAGTAAATCGTTCTGGCCAAATCGGACGTAGCACACCATTGTCGGCAGGTTCAGTAGCTGTCCGAACGTAGGATAGCATCCTGGCCTTTCGCTCACCGAGTAGCCTCTGCTGTTTCCGATAGCTCTCCTCCTTGCGGAGCAAACGCCCGTATGGGTCGTCAAAGTGCCATCGCGTTCCAATGATACGAATGGGCGTGCTGGGTCGGTCTCTGAGTTGAAGAGCGTTACGATACCAGTCATAGTTGCCCTGCCTCACCTCTGCGTTGTCGACGAGCTTGTCGTTGACCATGTCATCGAAGGTGATCTTGTCGAAGTGCTTTGACACGAGTGACGCGCCAACAGACATCACCTCGATGTTGCCTTCCTTCTTCCACACAGTTCGACAAGGGAAGTCCAGGCGACCGACCGTGATCTTGCATCGATCTCTGTCTGATTTCGGTGCAAGGTCCCAACAGTATTCAGGGAACAGCCACCGCAGCAGGACGTTCGTCTCGAAGTGTCCACGCACCTCGGCGAGCATTGACTCAGCGTTCTCCAGCTTTGCATTCGTCAGTAGGTGACGGTGATTCGGATCATTGAGCTTCTCTTGGATGATGTCAGAGATCGTCCACAGCGTCGTTTTCAAATGGCCACGAGGGATGAGCCATAGAGTTACCCTTCTATGTTTCCTCTTGTCCCAGATGTAGCACATCTCATGGTGCAGGTCGTTGTCGATGTCCTTGTAGTTGAGGATGTGGTAGGCAAGGAACCAGATGTCTGCCTGCACTCTTGCGCGCAGTTGCAGCCGCACCTTCTCAAGGAAAACTTCACCCGTTCCTGACTGCCCGAGGGTGTCATTGACGAAGGAAAGGATCTCAGAGCTAACCTTCTTCGCCATCGTCATCCTCTAGCTCGTCGAACTCAGCGTCCTGGATGCGCTCCTTCTGTGGCGCAGTGAGAGCACGCTCCGAGTCACCGCTCGCCAAGTCAGTCAGAGAACGGATGAAGTCATCGTATACCTTTGGATCTTCTTGGATCTCAAGGACTTTCTTGGAGATGCTCTGTTCCTTCTTGTGAACAACACGACGACTCTTCTGACAGATCTCTGCGGTCGATGCCAGGGTTCGTAGGTGCTGTGGAGGAACGGCGACTCCTGCATCCGACAACTCGCGAACCGTCGTTTCCAACAGGTCTTCAAGCGAGCTGAAGATTGAATCATGCCGCTGGTCGATGTCCGGAACGAGGTTCCTGCGGAGGCCCGCGACCTTGCGATACAGTGCAAGCTCCCGATCGCTCCGGTCATCATACCAGTTGTAGAGATGCGCCCAACGCTGAAGTGTTGAACGCTCAAGCCCGAGATCTTCTGCTACCTTTGCAAGAGGCAGCAGATCGACAACGAATGCCTTCCTAGCCCTCAGTAGCTGCAGGTCGTTCGTCAGTCGAATCTTCCCCTGCTTCGTCAGCTTCTGGGTCAGACTCTGTCGATCCCGTTGACTCGTCTCCCTCGTCAGAGTGTCCTTCGGGCGCAGCAACTGCTCCCTCCGTTCCCCCGCTGCTCTGTTCCGCTTCACCATCCAGCTGCGCCTCTGCTTGTGGTTTCCGTCTCGCTTCAGCCCGCGCCTTTGCGTGCGCCTCCATGTGAGCATCGATCTGATCCATCGGAATGTCCATCACCTCTGAGATGTATTTCCGGTAGTTCATGATGAAGCCATTGGCCTGATTCAGTTGTGTCACTGCGTCCATTGCTTGCTTCCTGTCGTAGGGAATGAAGTCAACTTCTGATTGATGGTGCGTGTGTTGATCCACTGCGCCCCTCCTTTGTTGGTCGCGGACGGTAAAGGCCACGAGGTGGAAGAACAAGGGGGTGATAGAAATACTTTGGAGGGCCGCAGCATTGGCAGAACTCCCGCGTGAAGTGGCACTTAGGGCAGTGGAACATGATCATTGAGCCTCCTGTCGTGGTTTGCATCTACATCGTATACACCGGATTCGCCGGGGGGCCGCAAAAAATCTCAGAAAAATCTGATTTTGCCTATTGACGCCTGAATGCCTTCCTCAGTAGAATCCTGTAGAGAGGAGGGGGGAGGAGTTCCCCTTGTGGAGCCCAGGTGTCTACTGTAAGGGGTTTGGATCCGTGGTGTG